CCGCTGCGCCTCCAGCAACCGGCCCTGCAGAATGTCGGCTTCTTCCCCGGTGGCGACCTTCTGCGCTTCCTGAATGCGTAGCACTTCGTCCTGCAAGGCCTTGCGGCGTTCGGTGACGGTCTGCAATTTGCCGGTGGCGTCCAGGGTTTCCTTGACGGCTTGCTTTTCCTTCTCGCGCTGCGCGGCGGCGGGGTCAGCCTCGACACCGGCCTTGGGCTTGTCGTCAAGCTGGACGCCTTGCTCCAGCGCACGCTCCCGCACCATTTGATCGGCGGCGTACTTCGTCGCATCGCCCACGCCCTGCATCCGGCTCTTGAGCGCGTCCAGAAGGGTGCCCTGGGCCTGGGAGGTATGGCCCTGGCGCACCTGTTCTTCGATCAGGCGCATCTGGGCAGCGGTGAGCAGGCCCAATTCCTCGTCCAGCGTCTTGGCGCCCTTGGCCGGGTCGGCAAAGGCTTTGGCAAGCTCCTTGGCCGCGTCCGGTGCGGTCTTGCCGGTGGCCGTCGAGAACTTCTCGACGATGCCGACAAGCTCCTGCATGAGCGGCCCGCCGATCTGGCGCGTGCGCACGAAGACATCCACGATTTCCTGGGCGGCCTGCTTGCTGATTTCCCCGGACTTGTGGAGCGCGTCCGTCATGCCCTCAAGCATCTGCTTGGTGTAGACGCCGGAGCGGCCCGTGGCCGCCATGTTGTCCTGGAGCGCCTGCATGTGCTTTTCGGCCTGGGCCGCCTTGACGCCCAGATAGGTCATGGCCGCAGCCAGGCCGCCTATGGCGATGGTGGCCAGCCCCACAGGGCTTGCCAGGGCCGCGAAGATGGCCCCAAGGTTGCCCATGCGCGAAGCCAGCACCACCATCGTGCCCGGCATGCGCGAGAAGTTGCCGGTCATGGCCTCATGGCCCAGCACGATCAATTCCCGGCTGACACCCGCCGTGGCAAAGGTCGCGCCCTTGGCGCCCTCTGCGGCCTGGCCATAGGCGCCCTGCACCTTGGCCATCATCACCGCATGGGTGTTCGCGCTGATGTTCCCGGCCTGAAGGTTGCGGTCTAGCAAGGCCTGCGCATTGGCAAGCTGCTGGGCGTTCTTCGATGCCTTGTCTACGGTGCCCATCAACTTGGACAGGGCATTGTCGAGCGCCAGCGCATCTTCCCGCACGGGGTTGAAGGTGCGCCCCAACTGCGTGGAAGCCATCGCAGCCTTCTGGATGCCCGCGACAAATTGGTCAGTCTGCGCTGCTATTTGTACTGTGACGGCGCTGTCTTCTGACACGGTGGCCCCTTTTTATTCAGCCCTGGGCGCCGAACTGTGAAAAAAGCTCGTCCAGCCCTGCTTGCTGCCCCTCTGCTGTCGCCTTGGGCGGGGCCTTGTAGCCCACATATCCGGCCAGGAGCAGATGCGCCGGCGGGTGCTGGCGCCAGTAGTCACAGAAGGCGTGGAACTGCGGAAGCGTCAGGTTGCCCGCCTGCTCCCATGTCCAGCCTGTGCAGGCGACGACATGGCAGAAGAGGGCGTCCCAATCTACGCCCCCGCCACCGCTTCCCCCTGGGTCTTCTCCATCAGGCCCGACATGCCCATGACCGACAGGAACACCTTCGGCGTGCTGGTGAGGTCCAGCATGTCCTCAAGCTCTTCCTGGGTCATGGTCGGATAGTTCCGGGTCATGGCCGCGTGGATGATGTCCAGTGCAAGCTGGCGATCTTCGGGCGGCGACAGGGGGCCGACCTCAAAGGCGCGGTGCAAGTCCTTCTCGAAAACGCGCACCTGCCGCATGGTCAGGGCCGGGACAATGTAGTCCCGACCCCCCATGCGAACCGGCGTGCCCTCACAGGGCAGGTTGGCCGGGTTGGTCATTAGCTGGCCTCGTTCATGCTGAAGGTCATGACGTTGCCAGCACTGTCAGCCATCGCGGAGAATTCGAACTCCATGATGGTGAAGTCTTCCTGCTTGGTCGGGATGGACAGCTTGTTGGCCACGCAGGCGTGCAGCTTCAGGTAGCTGTACTTCACGCCGCCGGGGGCGGTGTAGTTGGTCTTCAGGTAGACCGAGAAGACCGGCTGGATGCCGAGCGCCTGGTTCGCCACGACGAGCTTCTGGCCGGTGGCCGCGATGGTGTAGGTGTAGGACAGCAGCACGGCGGCAGAGGCATCGGCGCTGTAGAAGGTGTACACGCCCGCGCTGACGCTGTACTGGCCGACGGCGCTGACGCTGGCGACCTTCTTCAGCGGCAGGCCGGTGGCCGCGTAGACGACGCCCATGTCTTCCGCGAAGGTGTAGGAGTTGGCCACGGTGACGATGTAGGTGCTGGAGGCGGGCACGCTGCCGGCCTCGGCGTCGATCATGGCCAACTGCCCGGCGGCCTGGGCCTGCCCGAAGAACAGGTCAGAGAACACGCCGCCCTGAATCTGGCCCATCTTGGCCTTGCCGGTGATCTTGCCGGTGCCACGGGCCACGGCCAAGGGGAACTGGCTGCCGCCGTAAAGCTCCTTCAGGGTGGCCGAGAACTCGACGCTCACGTCCTGCAGGACGCCGAACTGGACGGGGGTGGCGTTGGCCACGTCGGTGCGGCAGCCGAACAGCTTGCCGGAGCCGAAGGAAATCACGCTCATGGTCTACTCCTTGTCTTCCGCAGCGGCAGGCGCGGCGGGCTTGATGTCGGCGGCCAGGCGCGCCTTGAGGGCGTCCAGGCTCCGGTACAGGTGGTTGTAGGCTTCGGTGTTCTGGCTGACCGGGCTGCCGTGGATGTGCTCCACCAGCCAGGCGGTGACAGCCGCGTCGATGCGATCTTCCAGGGCAACGGCCTTGGACTCGACCTTGGCGACGGCTCCCTTGACGGCGGCTTTAGCACCTTCAAGCGTGCTTTCCACGGCCTCTTTCTCTTTCTCAAGCATGGCTGGCCCTCCTACGGGACAAGGATTTCAACAGGGATGCGGGCGATGGCCTGGCTGTCCAGGCTGCCGTCGTCCGTTTCGGTTGTGCCGTTCACCCAGCAATGCGACACCAGGCCGCCAAGGGTCTGCTTGCCCGAAGCGTCCGGGGCCAGGGCCAAGTCCACGGCGTCCAGCCACGCATTCAGCGCCGTGGCCGGAATGGCCGCGTGGTCGTCAACCTTGATGTAGACCCAGACGTACACGCGCAGGGTGCGCTTGCCCGGAAGACCCAGACCAGCCTGGGCGGTGCCTTCGTTCCGCTGCGCCATGAACAGGGCAGGCTGGTGCTGTCCGGGCACGTCGGTGTAGCTCCGCAGCCGACGCGAAGACATCTTCAGGCCGGGGATGGCCGCCAGTTTGGCGAACAGCGCGGCGTAGATGGTTTCCCTGCTCATGCCTTCAGGCCCTCCCGCGCCGCGTCTTCAAGCTCTAGCACAATCCAGGGCCGCATTTCGTCCAGGGTCGAACCCATGAAAGGCCGGGGGAAGGTGCCAGGGTGGTTGACCTTCTTGCGGAAGATCGGGTTGCCGCCGACCATGAACCGCAGCGCCTTGGCGTTGACGGCCTTGATTTCGTGCGGGGCCGTGCCGTATTCAACGTGCCGGGCGTAGGGCACGCCCACGCTGTCGCCGCCTGCGGCAATGACAACGGAGGCTTCCTTGTCGGTGAAGACCTGCTGCTCCAGGCGCAGGCTGGCCGCCAGGTTGCCCGTCTGCTTCTTCACCATCCCGCCAGCCAGAGGCCCTGACTTGACGGTCTGCATGAACACGGCGGCCAGTTTCACGATGCTTACCCGCAGGGCCAACTGCACCTTGAGGGGCATCCGCTCCAGTTTGGCAACGACGGCATCAAGGCCGGTTTCCTCGAAGGTGATTATGCCGCTCATATCGGCACGACCTTGCGGTAGTTCTTCAGGATGGTGGCGACCTCCGGGGGGAAGTCCTTGATGATGAAGGACACCGTTTCACCCGCCAAGCTCTTGCTAGCGTGGCCGATGCGCTCCCGTTCGCGGTAGCGCAGGACCACCGTGGCGATACACGCCTGCTCGATCTCCGGGGGCGTGCTGCTGAATCCTGCGGTATAGGCCACGCTGACGTTCTGGACGCCCCGCGTGAACACGCCGCCGGTCAGGTGCAGCCCCCACATATCGAAGCTGAAGCCCGCCTGGCCAAAGCCTGCGGACGGCGGCACGACTATGCCGTCCACCGTGACCGAGGCCACAGCCGTCACAGGGTAGTTGGGCAGAAGCAGGCGCCGTGAGCCGGTGCCCGCCCCGGTCCATGTGTAGCTGGCCGAAGCGAAGACCCGGTTGCACCAGGCTTCGATGAAGCCGCTGACAGCCGTGATGAGCCGCGAAAGCAGGGTGTCGTCCGTGGTGGGCAACGCCGCGCCACTGGTGGCCAGCCACGCCTTCACATTCGCCAGGGTCGTCAGGTCGGCCATGATGCGCTCCTACTCGCCCGCAG